CCTTAAGAGAAAATACGGAATAACCCTGACTGATTACGAGGCAATGCTTCTTAATCAGGGCAACTCCTGCGCGATCTGCAAGTCAGAGTCCCCTAAAAGGAACTCTAAGTATTTCATGGTTGATCACAATCACCAAACTGGTGAGGTACGTGGTCTCCTGTGTCACCCTTGTAATTCTGCTATCGGGCTTCTTGGAGACAATATTTCTTCGTTAGAAGCCGCAATCATCTACCTATCCACTCCCGTAAATTAAATGGCGGCCACGATTCATGTAACCCAACAGCCTGTAGTCCTGGAGGGCTATCAAGCTGTGATGAAACCTTCCAAGTTTGGCTACTCCTTGTCTGCTCTGGTAGATGAGAAGCTTGTCGAAGTATTGGAAGCTGATCGAGCAGAGACTCTCAAATGGGCAGAGTCTAAGTTAAAGAATCCCAAGCGTTCTACCCTCAAGCCTGAGCCTTGGGAAGAGGTGGCTGAGGGACAGTACAAAGTTAAGTTCAGTTGGAATGAAGAGACCCGTCCGCCCGTGGTGGATTCTGAGGGCACAGTTATTACAGACGACTCCACTCCCATCTACAGTGGGTCGCAGGTTAAGTTGGCCTTTAGGCAGAAACCATACATCCTTAAAGATGGGGTTACCTATGGTACCTCCCTCAAGTTGGTTGGCATCCAAATCATTACCCTCAACGGAACAGCAGGGATTGATCGAGGTGACCTTGACGAAACAGAAGTGGCCGCTCTCTTCGGTCAGACAAAGGGTTTCAAATCTAGTGAGCCCAGTGTTCAAACTACCGACGTAACTGAAGACGACGACTTCTAATGGCATTCCGCTCTGGTCTTGAGGTCAAAGTTGCTGACCTCTTGACTGAGCTTGGAGTGAAGTATGAATACGAGTCAGCGAAGGTTCCTTACATACTGCAATGCAATTACACTCCCGACTTTCTTTTACCGAATGGTGTCTATCTCGAAACAAAGGGACAGCTGACGGAGGAGGATCGAAGGAAGATGAAAGCAGTAAAGAAAGCGAATCCAGAGTTAGATATTCGCTTCGTCTTTCAAGCTCCCTTTAACAAGATCTACAAAGGATCTAAAACTACCTACGCCAAATGGGCCGAGAAACATGGCTTCAAATGGTGTGCTTTCCATAATATACCGATTGACTGGTTACTTTAATTAATGAACACAATAGATTTGTTTGCTGGTGTCGGAGGAATCCGACTCGGCATGGAGAGTGCTGGATTCAGTACGGTCTTCGCAAATGACATTGATCCTAAGGCTAAGATTACTTATGACCTTAATTCTGAATGTCCTATGACTGTTGGGGATATTCGAGAGATCGACGACATCCCTAAATTTAATTGTTTGACTGGGGGTTTCCCTTGTCAACCCTTCAGTGTGTCAGGTAAACGATTAGGGTTCCAAGATACCAGAGGAACATTGTTCTTCCGTGTCGCTGAACTGCTCAACGAGAATCGTCCTGAAACGTTCCTATTGGAGAACGTCAAGGGTTTGTACACACACGATGGTGGAAACACCTTCAAGACGATTGTAGGTGTCTTAGAGGACCTTGGATACAACGTCCATCATAAGATCTTGAACTCAATGAACTACGGTGTACCTCAGAACCGTGAACGTGTATTCATCATTGGATTCAAAGATAAGGTTGACTTCTCTTTTCCAGAACCTATCCCCTTGCGTACAAGTGTTAGAGACTTACTGGATGACGAAGTTGATGAACGGTTCTACATTCGTGAGGATCACAAACACTACAAACCAATCAGTAAAGGTGTTGTAGATCCAGATAAGATCTACCAATGGAGATGGTCTTATCTTCGTGAGAACAGGAAGAATGTATGTCCAACCCTACTTGCGTCGTACATGCAACCAACCCTTGTGTATACAGACAAGGGGATTCGTGGTATCACTCCACGAGAAGGGTTCAGATTACAAGGGTTCCCGGATTCATTCCAGATTCCAGATCTCCCAGATAAAGTATTGATGCATCAAGTTGGTAACTCAGTGACCGTACCAGTCATTGAAGCCATTGCTAAATCAATGTTCCACTCACTTTCAAACTGATGACAATTAAGTACCAATACGGCACTCCTGAATACTATGCTGAGCAGTTCGCAGACGTTCTTGCTGACGCACAGGCTGATGAACCCCATTATGGGGATGCAGTCGTAGAAGGCTTTCTGCTTGCCATTGAAGACTGGCGAGATTATCACGCTAACCAAGTGAATGAATACAATCGAATCGCAGAGCGAGTTCGTAAGGCACTTGCCGTGTGAGAACTGTGGGTCATCGGATGCTAACTCCTTGTATTCCGATGGCCACACTTTTTGTTTCTCTTGTAACTCATACGGTAATGAAGAAGGAGAAGTTCACAATCACACAATGTCCACCAATGTCCGATTACAAGGCTCAGCCGAACGGCTGCAGAAACGTAAAATCTCCGAAAAGGTATGTCAACAATACCGTATTTATAAAGACGGGGACGTACTACGGTTCCATTATTTCGACGATGCTGGAGTCCTTCGGGGTTGCAAAGTAAAAACTAAAGATAAGGTATTCCGTTATGAAGGAGATGTCACCAACACCCTCTTTGGACAACACTTGTTTCCAGCCACTGGCAGGAGAGTTGTCATCACTGAAGGGGAACTCGATGCAGCTTCATGTCAAGAAGCTATGCCGGGGTGGCCGATGGTTTCTCTACCTAGCGGTGCCGCTTCGGCCAGGAAGTCGATTCAACGGGTTATCCCATGGCTCCAGGGTTATGAGGAGATTGTCCTGTTCTTCGACAATGACGAGGCAGGCCGTCAGGCAACGGAGGAAGCAGCAAGCGTACTGCCACCTGGCAAGTGCAAGATCGCTGCGCTACAGGGGGATTACAAAGATGCGTCAGACGCCCTCATGGCCAATGACGCTGAAGCGATTCGTCGATGTATTTGGGACGCAAAGCCTTACCGTCCAGATGGGATCATCGACGGCAAATCACTCCTCGAATTAGTAACTACACCATCACCGCCATCTGATCATGACTACCCATTCGTGGGACTGCAAAATAAACTTCACGGGATCCGATACGGAGAGCTTGTTACTATTACTGCAGGATCTGGGATTGGCAAATCCTCATTCTGTAGAGAGTTGGCAACTCACCTTCTCAGTTCCGGTGAACGAGTTGGATACCTGGCTCTTGAAGAATCAAATAGGCGTACTGCTCTCGGTTTGATGTCTGCCGCTGTAGGCAAGTCACTGCATATTGGAGAACATGAACGATCTACTCTCACCAAAGCGTATCAGGATTCTATTGCTAAGTGGAATCTCTTTCTTTTCGATGGCTTTGGTTCTTTTGATCCTGATATTATCTACAACCGAATTGAGTACCTGGCAACAGGTCTTGATACGCGGGTCATCTTTCTAGATCACCTCAGCATCCTGCTGTCTGGTCTAGACGGTGATGAACGCCGCATGATCGACACCACAATGACCAAGCTTCGCTCACTTGTTGAGCGGACTGGTATTGCGATGTTCCTTGTCTCACACCTAAGACGAACATCTAATGACACCAACCACGAGGAAGGGGCACGAGTCACGCTTGGACAGCTCCGTGGTAGCGCAGCTATCGCACAACTTAGTGACTCAGTTATCGCACTTGAAAGGAACCAGCAAGCACAGTCTGGATCTGGCACGACAACTGTGCGAGTCCTTAAGAATCGATATAGCGGAGAAGTAGGCGTTGCCTGTCACCTTGACTACAACCTATCCACCTGTAAGTTCCATGAAACTGAAGCAATCGACGAGTTCGACCCCACGACAGATTTCTGATCCTGAGATGTATGTCTTGTATTTGGACTCTGGTCTATGGGCAAAGAAACCAAACCCTCCAACTCCTGAAGCAGTAGCCAAAGCACAGTTCGTTGATAAGACGTACGTGTGGGCTAAGCAATGACACTGATCTTCGATATTGAGACCAACGGTTTATACGATGATGTTAGCGAGATCCACTGTATTGGTATCCACGATACTGAGACCTCTCAGACCTTTACATACAACGATCAAGGCGATACAGAGCCGATTGTACGGGGACTGGCCTATCTCGAAGAAGCTAGTTCTCTTGTGGGTCATAACATTATTGGGTACGACATTCCTGTTATACGCAAGCTCTACCCCTGGTTCACTCCCAGTGGTCTTGTTGTGGATACTTTGGTCTTGTCTCGTATTTATCACGCTGACATCCTGAAGACAGATCAGAAGCGACGATGGAAACATATGCCGCTTCAGCTGTACGGTCGCCACTCCCTTGAAGCATACGGTCACCGCCTAGGTGAGTACAAGGGAGAGTATGGAAAGACGGCTGACTGGAGTCATTGGTCACAAGAAATGCAGGACTACTGCATACAAGACGTTCATGTAACAGCAAAGCTATGGCAACACTTCCAACGCTACCTGACTTCATCAAACTAGAGCTAGATGTCGCTCAACTACTCACAGACCAAGAACTACATGGATGGTACTTTGATGAGCCAGCTGCACGGGAACTTGCACAAGCTCTCTACACCGAGCTTGATGGCCTTGATCGTGTACTACGGGACAGGCACCCTTTCGTCGCTGGATCGGTGTTTAATCCAAAGAGACCTAATAAAACACAAGGATACTTTGCAGGCTGTGAATCAGTAAGACTGAAGGATTTTAATCCAACATCCAGGGATCACATTGCCTGGGTGATGCAGACCTTCTACGACTGGAAACCAACACAGTTCACAGACAAAGGCAAGCCAACCATCGATGAGGTTGTACTCAAAGAGATCAATACAGAGATCTCCTTACAATTCTTTCGATGCTTGGAACTAACTAAGCAGCTAGGGATGCTCTCGGAAGGGGTCAACGCCTGGC